ATTATATTAAAGTCGTACATCCGATCTTCGGACTGGTAAAATTCGATCTTTATCCTTTCCAACGTAAACTTATAAATGAGTTTAAATCTAACCGATTTAACATTCTCCGTAAATTTAGACAGGCTGGATGCACTACTTTAGTTGCTGCTTTCTCGCTTTGGAAGTGTATGTTTACGGAGCATTATAAGGTAGTTATTTTGTCTAAGGATGACGATGCTTCAATGGAAGTTCTATCTAGAATGAAAACTGCCTATGATGAGCTTCCAGAGTGGCTGAAGCCTAGAGTTCTTAAAGACTCTGCACACGCCATGCGATTTGCTAACGGGTCAGAGATTAAATCTAAGTCTTCGTCAAAGCAGTCGGGACGTTCTGCTGCTGCTTCTTTACTGATTCTTGACGAGGCTGCGTTCATTGAGAACATTGATACAATTTGGACTGCTGCGTTCCCAATCATTTCAACTGGTGGTTCGGTTATAGCTCTTTCTACAGTAAATGGTGTAGGTAACTGGTTCCACAAACAATATGTTGGGGCTAGGCGCGGAGAAAACTCTTTCCATGCCATAGACATCAACTGGAAAGATCACCCGCAATATTTCCGTCATTCTGGGTACGAGAAGATGTACGAAAAGTTGATGAGCCAAGACCCCCCTGTAAATATAGACGAGTGGGAAGTTAAAACCCGTGGTTCAATTAGCCATAAAGAATGGCTACAGGAATACGAGGCAGAATTCCTTGGAACTGGTGATACATTTATCGACGGCGAAATATTAAAGCAATTAAAAGAGCAAGTAAATGAAAATTATTCAACACGTTATAACAACCGTCTTCGTATCTGGAATGCTCCTAATCCTAGCCACGATTACGTTGTTGGCGTGGATACTTCTATTGGTCGAGGCTTGGACTCCTCGGTGGCGCAAATAATAGACTTGTACAACGGAGAGCAAGTTGCAGAGTTTAGATCTGACCGCACACCAATCAACGAGTTTGCAAGGATGTTGGTAGAGATCGCACGCGAGTATAATACCGCTTACATAATCCCAGAACGAAACTTAATTGGACACAACTTAATCTACCAAATTAAGGAGATTGAACAGTATGAAAACCTATTCATGGATGACAAGCACGAGCCTGGGGTTCAAGTTGCTGACGCGAACAGACGGCAAATGCTTGTTAATATGGATGAGGCAATAAGATTAAATAAAATTAAATTAAACTCGGAACGCACCGTAGATGAGCTTTTAACTTTTATTATTGACGAATCGGGGCGTTATACCGCAGATGTTAACTGCCATGACGATTTAATTATGGCTTTGGCGTTAGCAATTCATGGTTTTAATGAAATAAGAGCCAACACACCTATGATTCAACATAGACCAAATGAGGATAATAAATTTATTATGCCCATCTCCCAGTCTAAATATGTTATTAGAACTCCTGGCGGTTTAATACACGAAGAAGATCTTAAATGGCTACTAAGTTAAACGAAGGTTACACACAATTCAATCCCAGTCGTGGGAGTATATCAAGCTGGTTCGGTTCGTGGTATTATCCCATTGGGCGTACTGGTAAGTTCTTTGCTAAGTTCCTGACTGGACGGCCTCAACCAGCTATTGACCAGGACGGCACCACACCGCTAACGATAGAGCCTCCAACGCCACATCCACTAGAGGGCGATACCGTACTTAGAAGAGAGCCTATGGGGAGCATATCCCCATTTAAAGCTACTCAACTTATCCCAGTAAACGAAGAGGAGATTGAGCGTAAGCGAAGATACCAAGAGTTTGAAGACATGGATGACTATCCAGAGGTCGCTGCTGCATTTGATATCTACGCGGACGATTCAACTCAAACAAACCTTGACGGAACTCATTGGGAAGTTCAAACAGACGATCAGCTAATAAAAGATGAGGCTGAGACTTTCTTTGAAGATATCTCACTCCCTACGTTCATCTGGGATATCGTTAGAAATACCGTCAAGTACGGTGACTGCTTCATAGAACTTGTTGTTGATATTGATAACATCAAGCGTGGAGTTCAGAAGATAAAAATTCTAGATCCAAACTATATTTACAGAATTGAAAACAACTTTGGAATTCTTACAGATTTCTTGCAAGAGATTCCAATGCAGACCGATAATACTATCTTTGGAAAGATTGGATCTACAACTGGTCAAAGAGTTGTTGTGCCTCTAGACAAGAATCAGATTGTACACTTTAGAATGTTTACGTCTGATCCAACATATTACCCATACGGTAAGTCGATTGCTGCGGCGGCTCGCTCAATTTACAAGTCACTAAAAATGATGGAAGACGCCATGTTAATCTACAGATTGACACGCGCGCCCGAGAGAAGAATATTCTACGTTGACGTTGGAAATCTCCCAGCCTCTAAGGCTGAACACTATCTTGAAATGCAGAAGAACAAATTCAAGAAGGAGAAGTACTTCAATCGCAATACAGGAGAAATTGATGCTAGATTCAATCCAATGGCTCAAGACGAAGACTTCTTCGTTGCTGTCAATGGTAAGGGTTCTGGCACTAAGATTGACACCCTAAAGGGTGCTGAAAACCTTGGTGAGGTTGATGACGTTAAGTACTTCAGAGATAAACTGCTTGCTACTCTGAAGATTCCAAAAGATTATATTGTTGAGAAAGATCAGTCTCCAGAAAGAAAAGCAAACCTAAGCCAACTCGATGTTAAGTTTGCTAGAGTCATTCTGCGTGTTCAAAGATGTATTGAGATTGGTCTAGAAGCGGTTCTCAAACGCCACCTTCTTGTTAAAGGTTTCCCACCTTTATCAGTTTCTAAATTAAAGATTAAACTGCCTGAGCCATCCGATATGTCTGCGAAGAGACAATTGGATATTGACGAGCAGAAAGCTCGTCTAGTTCAAGCCGTTAAAGGTCTTAATATATTCCCATTAGAATATATTTACAAGACCTATTACCAGATGAATGATGAGGAAATAGATGAAATTAAAACTAAGCTTGAGGAACAGTCTAAGGACCCAATTTTGGGAGCGATTGCTGCTAACCTTCCCCCCGGTACTCCAATGGGTCCCGTTCCTGGGATGGGCGGCATGGCTGGTGGTATGCCCCCCGGTGGTGCTCCTCCTGGGGCTATGGGGGCTGGCCCTGGACCTGGGGAAGCTGGCGGTCAAGAGCCTGCTGAAAATACCCCACCTACTCAAGCTGAAGAAACCGACTACACCGACTTAACTAAGTTAATGTTAAGTGAAGGGTTGAGCGAAGAGGCAATTAAAATTGTTAAAGAATTAGCTATTCAAAGGGAATTAAATAAAATTTAAGTATTAAAAATCCCTAGATACTTCTGATAAAAGGTTTTTATGTTAACTAACTTATTTGAGTCGCGTAATAAGACTTTCCTAAACCTAGTAAAACTAGGTGATTATCTCGCTCGTTCACTGAGAGAGAATGTTGAGCTTTTCAACGTAGAAGATAACACTGTAACTTATCTTAGTGAGTCTGGGCAAGCCATCCGTGGCGAGTTTGACGGCAAAGCTTTAAAATTAAACAACATTACCGTTGAAGACGCTCGGTTGTTTGAAGATAAAGAAGTTTATTCTAAGTTAGTTGACAAGAAGGTTAATGGATTCTTAGCTGATATTCTTGAGAACGACCTTGATAAAGTTCAAGAGAGCTTTGATTCAATCCTTGGTCTTTGGGAGACAAGACTTCACTTTGATAGAGTAAAGGAGAGACTTGTTGCTAAGATCGAGAGATTTGATGAGCGCACTAAGATCGTTTCAACAGAAGAGTTTGCTCGCGTTGTTGAAATGAAGAACGATCTGGTCAAGCTTCTCAAGGAGTCTTCTGGATTTATTAATATCCCAGAAATCAGAAATACAATAAAATTGTCATCAGTAATTTCAAAGTCATTCAACACTCCAAAAATTACTTATGATTCACTAGCTGAAGCCAAGAACTACGAGATTCCAGCTACAGTTAACCACACGCTGTACGATCACCTTTGCAAGCACGAGCTAATAACTAAGGAGCTTGTTGAGGCGAAGTCGAAGCTTGATACTGTGTGGCTTACAAATGATAAGGTCCAGAAGCTCCCAACATTTATTTATGAGTCTGATGAGAATGTAATGAAGCTTCTCTCAGAGATCATAGTAGACGTTCCATACTTTGCTATGGCTACAAAGAAGCAGATTTCAAACTTAGTAGAAAACAATCTTGATCTCCTTGTCGATACCAAGGCTGTCCCAGCTAAAGATGTTAAAGAGTTTGCTGCTAAGATATTTGAGTTTAAGAAGCCAGTTAAGGAGTACGTCACCAATCTTCTCAATGAGAAGTATGGTGTGAATGTGCAAAACTTAACGGACGTTCCAACCTTTGACGCTCTTGTTAAGACTCACATTGTAATATTTGAGTCCCTTGGCAAGCTAAGTCCAAAGAATTCAGTTCTCAAGAAGACCCTGTATGAATTTGCCGAGTCAATTAAGAACAAGAACGGAGTAGAGGCAATCGACGTATCCGACTTCCTTGAT